TATGCGTTCAACGATTAAAGGAAACCCTAGTGTCAATGAAGAAACGCTGGAGGAATTGGCAGACGAAGTGCCGTTGGTGCGTGATATAGCAGAAATGCGCAAGCTGGAAAAGATTGCAGGCACCTATCTTACCGGATGGGAAAGGGAGATTAGCGCAGATGGCATTATGAGACCATTTTACCATCTGGCCACTGCCCGCACTTTCCGCTCCAGTTCCAGCAGCCCCAATTTGCAGAACGTACCGATACGGGACCGGACAGCACAGAGGGCTTGCCGCCGTGCCGTGTACCCAAGGGCAGGGCACCGGTTGATGGAGGTGGATTATAGCGGCATCGAGGTACGGGTGAGTGCTTGCGTTCACAAAGATCCGCAAATGATCACCTATATCACAGACAAAACCACTGACATGCACCGCGATACAGCTATGGAATGTTACAAATTGGAACTTGATGAAGTTTCCAAGGCAGCAAGACAAGGCGCGAAGAACCAATTTGTGTTTCCAGAATTTTATGGTAGCTTTTGGAAGAACACCGGACCTGGATTGTGGAAATGGGCGCAGGATTGCGAAACTGCTCAGGGCGTGCCACTGATAACGCACCTGAAGAAGCACGGCCTGGGGACAGCAGAACGCTTTGTGCAACACATTCGCAAGGTAGAGGACAGTTTCTGGAATGAAAGGTTCAGGATATATAACCAATGGAAGGAGAAGTTTTGGAAGCGGTACTTGCGGCATGGGTATTTTGAAACCCTGACAGGCTTCAGGTGCCAGGGGCCGATGCGAAAGAACGAAGTGGTGAACTATCCGATACAGGGGCCAGCTTTCCACTGCTTGCTAAAGGCCAAGGCATTGACCAAGCAGTGGATTGCAGAACAGCAGTTAGAGCAAGATGTGTTGCCCTGTGGGCAGGTGCATGACTCGGGGCTGTTTTCCGTTGCGCCGGATGTGTTTGAGGAAGTAGCTGTGAATGTCCACCGTATATGGTGTGAGGAGTTGCGTAAGATATGGGATTGGATTATTGTGCCACTGGAAATTGAAGTTGACGCGACTCCGGTGGATGGCAATTGGTTCCAAAAAGAGGAGTACAAATTATGTTAAAAGCCCCTTTCCCCTATTTTGGTGGCAAATCCCTTATCGCCGCTCATGTTTGGGCGGCTTTAGGCCAACCCGATCATTATCTTGAGCCCTTTTTTGGGTCCGGAGCGGTATTGTTAGCACGACCTAATTGGCAACCCACGATGACGGAGACGGTTAATGATAAAGATGGATTTGTTTGCAATGTTTGGCGGGCATTGCAAACAAATCCGGACGAAGTTGCACGTTGGTGCGATTGGCCCGTGAATCACGTGGATTTGATGGCGCGAAAAAAAGAACTCATCAAGAACAAAGATCTGTTGTTAGAAGGTCTCAGCAGCGATCCGAAGTGGTGCGATCCGGTTTTGGCCGGGTATTGGATATGGGCCGCAAGTTGTTGGATAGGAAGCGGTTTGACCAGCCCAGGTCAAAGACCCCATCTCGGCAATAAAGGAATGGGCGTGCATCGTGTGAGTTTAGGTAAAAGACCCCATCTCAGCACTAAAGGAATGGGCGTGCATCGTGTGAGTTTAGGTAAAAGACCCCATCTCGGCGCTAAAGGGATGGGCGTGCATAGTGTGAGTTTAGGTAAAAGACCCCATCTCAGCGCTAAAGGAATGGGCGTGCAAGAACCATATAACGTAAACATCTATTCATGGTTTCGGCAACTATCCGAAAGGTTACGAAATGTACGGGTTGTATGTGGAGAGTGGGATAGAATTTGTGGTGGCAATTGGCAGGGTGGCCATTGGAAAGATGTTGGCGTTTTCTTTGATCCTCCGTATGGCGTGGAAGATCGTGCCGATAATATTTATCATTGCGATTCAACTACTGTAGCGAAAGATGTAAGAGAATGGTGTAAAGAAAGAGGAAAAAATAAAAACTATCGAATTGTTTTGGCGGGATACGAAGAGCATGAAGAATTGCTGTCGTTAGGGTGGACTATTGAGTCATGGAAAACCAGTGGAGGATACGGAAACATCAAAAGGCGGAAAAAAACCGGTAGGGGACAGGAAAACCGTAAAAGGGAAATGTTGTACTTTTCTCCGGCATGTCGTCACACAAAAATTCGAAGTTTGTTTTAAGGAGAAATCATGCTTCATATCACTTACAGACCACGATCCTGGCGCGAAGTTATTGGCAATGCAGATACGGTGAAATACCTGGAAGCAACAGTGGACAACCCCAACCGCCCCCATGCTTACCTGTTCCATGGGCCTACGGGATGCGGCAAAACCACGTTGGCACGGATCTTGGCGGCAGAACTAGGTTGTGAGGGATCAGATTTCACCGAAGTAGACGTGGCCGATTACCGAGGCATTGACAGCGTGCGGGAGATCCGCCAACAGATGCATATGGCCCCTTTGATGGGGCAGTGCCGAGTATGGCTACTTGATGAGGCCCACAAAATGACATCTGATGCAATGTCGGCCTTGCTCAAAGCATTGGAAGACACCCCATCGCATACTTACTTCATGTTGGCCACTACAGATCCCAAAAAGCTGCTACCGACCATCCAGAACCGCTGCACACCTTGCCCAGTGGAACGGTTGGAATATGAGCAAATGGAAAGGCTGGTGCTGCGTACTTACCGCCGTGCCGTAGGCAAAGAAGGTGCCGTAGGCAAAGAAGGTGCCGTGGACAAAGACGCAGTGGCGCAGATATGCGAAGTTGCAGATGGGTGTCCAAGACAAGCATTGGTGTTGCTGGAGAAACACATCGCCAATCCCGATGCGCCAATAGAGGTGCTGAACCAGGACAGCAAGGAAATCATCGACCTGTGCCGCACACTGCTAAAACGCCAAAGCTGGGCAACAGTGCGCAAAGTATTGACGGCGTTGAAAGGACAAGATCATGAGGACATCCGCAGGGCAGTGCTGGGTTATGCTACGGCAGTGATGTTGAAAGAAGACAATGCACAGGCATTGGTACTGTTGGATGTTTTCAAAGAACCATTTTACAACAGCGGATGGCCCGGAGTAGTATGGGCTTGCGCAATTTGTGTTCAAAAAGAATAATAGAGGGCCGCGAAAACGGTTGTTGCCTGTATAATATAAATACCAAATGTTAATTCTTTGAAAATTTCACTGGTGGTGCAGATTGCGGATACTTCATCGGAAAGGCCGCTTTCGCTTGTTCCCCAGTGATACAGTTTGCCGATGGCGCAGGGTGCGGTTTCATCATACTTTTAATATGAAAAAGACGCCGCTCCCGCTTGTTCCTCGGCAATATGTAAGCCGTTGGTGAAGGTTGCGGGTACTTCAATGGGTGAAAATATTCCGCAACCGCTTGTTCCACGGCTTTTAAATCCTCAACCAAAGGAGAAAAACATGAATCTTGTTCCTTTTGATATCAAAGATAGAATTAAAGAAATCTATAATAATTCTGATTCTTTAATAAAAAGGATTCGTGTTGTTTGTAAAAACGGAATGCAAATATCTGTTGTTAGTTCACCTTACGCATTTTGTGACAAAGAACGCCCATTTGAAATTGCAATTTTAGACAAAAATGGAAATTTTGTTAAAACGAAAAATGATGATGAAGTAGAAGGTTTTTGTACTGAAGTAGAAGTATGTCAAACGATAAGAAGAGTGGCAACAATCTTATAAAAATAAAAGGAGAAAAACGATGGCAAAGCTCAATGTTCCTCGTTCCCCGACTCACACTCACGAAGGCGGAATCGCCAAACATATCAATACAGCGCAACAACTGCGCCGGTCGGTCATGGCATGTATGCTTTGGGAAAAATCATTTTACGAAAATGGAGAGGATGTTGCTGCTCGCATTCATGATCTCGTTCCTAAAGTACAACCGAATATTGTGGCTAACCTGGCAGTTGAAGCACGTGAACGGATGAAGCTTCGTCATGTTCCACTATTGCTGGTACGAGAAATGGCTTTTCACCAGTCCCATAAGCATTTGGTAGGTAACACGCTTGAGCGGATCATCCAGCGTGCTGATGAATTGTCCGAATTTCTTTCCATTTATTGGAAGGACGGACGACAGCCGCTTTCCGCGCAAGTGAAAAAGGGGCTGGCGCGGGCCTTTCGGAAATTTAACGCCTACCAGCTCGCCAAATATAACCGCGACGGTGCCATTAAGCTGCGCGACGTGTTATTCTTGTGTCATGCCAAGCCCAAGGACGAAGAACAGGCAGCGGTATGGAAGAAGCTGGTAGATGGTAAATTGGAAGCACCAGATACTTGGGAAGTGGCCTTGTCTTCTGGTGCTGACAAGAAGGAGGCGTGGACTCGGTTGTTGTCGGAAAACAAGTTGGGGGCGTTGGCTCTGCTTCGGAACCTTCGCAATATGGATCAAGCTGGTGTTGACAGGAGGCTTGTCGTTAAGGCGCTAAACGAAATGAAGGTTGAGCGCGTTCTCCCTTTCCGATTCATTTCCGCCGCCCGCTACGCACCGCAGCTTGAGCCGGAGTTGGAATCTGCCATGCTTAAATGCTTGACCATCCAAGAGCCGCTTCCAGGCCATACTGTGTTGTTGGTGGACGTTTCTGGTTCGATGGATAGTGCTGTATCTATTAAGTCGGAAATCACTCGTCTTGATGCGGCTTGCGGTGTTGCCATGTTGGCCTGTGAGATTTGCGAACAGGTGGATATTTTCACTTTTTCGATGAAACTTTGCCGTGTTCCTGCTCGTCGTGGATTTGCCCTTCGGGATGCAATTGTGGACAGCCAAGAACACAGCGGTACCCCTTTGGGGGAGGCTGTAAAATCCATTTATTTGGAAAAGGGAAGAAACATTGGGATGGCGCATTTTGGTTATCACGGCCGGTGCGAGATTGGATATCAAGGACAGGGCTTGCGGCCTGATCGATTGATTGTTATTACCGATGAGCAATCAGCGGACAAAGTTCCCGATCCGATTGGAAGGGGCTACATGATCAATGTGGCTACCAACCAAAACGGTGTTGGGTATGGTTCTTGGATTCATATCGATGGATGGAGTGAGGCGGTTATTGACTACATTAGGGAATATGAGAAAGGAGACGAATAAAAATGGACCAATTGTCAACAGATTCAAGATTTGAGGTGGACCGGAGATTCTTGGACAAAGAGTGGGAAGGGCAACCGGCATTGTTTTTGGAATATGCGGAACAGTTGGCAGAAGCCAACGCCGAGGTAGATGAACTTAAAGACCGATTGGAAAAGATCAAGGCTGAATTGGATTTAGAAGCTCGTGATGATCTGACAGGAAAGGCTGGAAAGTTTACTGAAGCAATGGTGTCGTCTTGGGTTTTTCGCAATGAGCGGTATATTGTAGCCTTGAACGATCTGCGTGAAGCCCAACGTAAGGCCGCAATCCTCAAAGCAGAAGTCCAGGCATTGGATCAACGCAAGGCCGCGCTGGAGAATTTGGTGCGATTGCACGGGCAGGAATATTATGCCGTACCCACTACCACACCGGAAGATCGTGCCGAATACAACAAAAACAAGGCCAATGAGGCAGTACGCGGAGCTATGAAGAGAGGCAAGAAATGATGAAATTATATTACCCACTAAGTTTCTTACTCATTGTGTTCCTTGGGGTCCTTCTGCAACAAGAACTGGTGGCAGCTCTGTCTGCAGGCTCAAAGATTTTTATCGTTGCGAAATACATTGTAGCAAGTTTGTCTGTTTCCGTTTTGTTGGCAAAGATAACCACGTAAACACTAAAAGGAGAAGAGCACATGGCAATTCCTACCAGAAAACCCAAGGCAGCAGGACGTGCGGCAGTGCCCAGAATGAACCGCGACCGCGTGAAGCAACGCGCGGTTGAGAACAGCAAAACCAGTGGAGGGAATTCCACAGTCAACACACCGTATGATTACTTCAAGCCGGTCAAGGGCACACAAGTGATCCGCATCTTGCCGTACATTGTTACCGATAAGAACCATCCCGACCGGGTGCCACCGGGAGAGTTGTGGTATCGACGCCCGATGAAAATCCATTTCGGTGTTGGGCCGGAAGAAAAGGCCCGCATCTGTCCAACCATTGTGGGCAAACGCTGCCCCATCTGTGAGTATGCACTGGAACGGCGTCGCAGTGGGGATGCCACAGATGAAGAACTGCGGCAATTAAAAGCGAAAGACCGTGATTTGTTTCTGGTTGTTGACCCCAGTGCACCGGAAAACATTATGAGCTGGGAGGTTAGTTTCCATAACTTCACAAAACAGCTTAACA